TCACCTCGCTCATGGTCAATTCACAAAAGATGGCAACCGATTCCAATTGCCTTTGTGTTTCATCCATATCGGCCTTCAATTCATTGTACGCCAACATTTGATGCAACTTGACATCCTTCAACTCCGTGGGTACAATGATGGTTTTTGTTTCAATCATATACCCATAAAACGCCAATAATGGCGATTGTTGTTGCATAAAAAAAGGGCATCGCTGCCCTTCCCTTATACATGAATGAATCGGTTTATTTAATGGATTGGGCTTTTGCCATCTTATCGGATTGTTTGTAATAATCCGCAGTTGCTACTTGGTCAATCTTATCAATGGTTTTAATGATGTTATCATCACCCAATGCCTTTGCCATGTCTTTGAATTTATCACTCAATTGAATACGCTTATCGCAGTTGATAACGGCTTTGTTAACCAACTGAATATAATCGGCAATCAATTTGCTTTGTTGTTGCTCTATTTTGGCGTATTCGGTTGATAATGCTTTCACTTCATCAACAATTCCCAATTTAATGTGTACAGATTTGATTTGCATTTTGTTTTTTTTACAATGCTTTGATGTCAATGTTTAACGCTTTGAACATATCATTTGCCATTTTGCGTTTATTTTTAATGACCTTAATTGCGTTTGGTTCACCAATGCTTTCGGCCATTGGAAGGTATTTGTCACACAATGCCACAACGGCTTTGTATTTTTCTTGTGCGTTCACGAAGTTTTGTTTGGCTTCCTTTTTCAAGGCGATTGCCTTATCCATGAATTTTGCGGGTTCCAATTCCGCTGCCTTTATTTCATCCAATGCGGCTAATTCGATTTTATATCCACTCAATTGCATACAAATAAAACGATTCTGTGTGGTGGTGTTTGGTTTTAATCGGTATTGCAAAAACACTCAAATGATGGATCGTTATCCCACAATCCAATTTGGCTTTGTGCTTTGTCTTTGATTTGTTGGTAACTGATTTCTTTTTTGAATGTACTGCCCGTTTCGGTTTCGTGTTTAATCCACCAATCAAACAATTCGGGTTTTTCCTTGGCGATAATTGCCAATTTGCCTTTGCCTTTCAAGAAACAACCATCGCAATTCCCGTATGGTTCGTTTACCATCAAATCAAATGGTTGTTGTTTCCACCAGTTCAACACATCGGCCTTGGTTGTTTTCCATTTCACCAATGGTAATTCAACATCAAATTCAGCATCTTTTATTTTGTTCCATCGCCTTGGTTCATCGTATCGTATCCCGTTGAATGATGTGTAATCAGTAACCCCAATGGATTTCAAATACCTCCGCAATGTATCAATCTTCATGAAGGTTGTGCAATATCTCAATCGTTGGTTAGGCAAAAATTGTTTTTTGTGAGCAATGACTTCATCAAATGGCCTTCCATTACGGGATGCGGTTTCGTATGTTACCACCTCAAAGTTGTTTCCAAACCGATACTCCAACCAAACTATGTTTAACCCCCAACGCTTATCACACTCATTGATGAAATCAAGTGTTTGTGGCATTTCCTTCCCCGTGTTTTGGAATGTAACAAGGTATTCACCACCCTCATCGATTAGGCGTTTGGTCATATACGCGGATGTTCTCCCCCCGCTGAAATTTATGATGTTCATACCAATCGTTCATGTAGGATGGTGTGTACCTGGGCGTGATACCTTTGCATCTCCTTATCGGTTACCAAAATGTCGGTAAATTCCCGAACTGATGAAATAATGGTGGAATGGTCAAGGTGTGAAATACTGCCAATCTCCATGAAGGTCATGTTTAGGCGTTTACGGCAAATGTGGTTGAACATGTGTCGGGCATACATTGGTTTGCGCTTCCTTGACTTGGTGATAATTTGGTCGGGAGTCATGTCCATTACCTCACAAATAACCCGTAACACTTCACCCCATGTTGTGGGGTTATCGTTGATGTCCGTTTTGGGTTTGACAATTTCTTGTTTGAGCAACCGAACTTCTCGGTCATGGTTCATCTTGTTTTCAACCACCAACAAGCGCAGTCGTTTAATTTCTTGTTTAAGGTTGTGAATCTCTTGGTATTGGTTTGTCATATCAATTCTTTTATTGTCAATCTTTCTATGTAAATTGGCGTATCTTGGCCATTGTAAGAATCCCAAACATTATGTTGCAAATATTCAATCGCATCCATAATTTCCATTTTGTTCTTTACTAATATTTTCACCATAGCATTCTTATCGTAAACGATCCGATTTGTTTGATGCTCAACACCAATAATTGCCTTTTCAAACCCGTCTATAATCATACAATTTCTATTGCCTTAAAAATTTCCAATGCGATTTGCGGACATACTGCGTTCCCGTATGCTTTTAATGATTCTTTGCGCCATTTTGGAATGGTAATTCCGTCCAATTCTGTGGGAATCCCATCATTTCCCCCACAAATCGGGGATTCAATTGGGAAATCGATCCATTCACTTGGCGCAGTCGTTTTGTAATCGAATCTTGATTTTCCAAGCCCGTCAACTTTTCCCCGCAATCCGATGCGGTCGGTGTTGGCAACATTCCCATTGCTGCAAAGTGTTCCAAATACATCGCCCGTGTTTTGCCCCCGTAAATCTCTTTGCGTTTCATAGTTGATTCCTCCGTTACTTCCCGTGGGCTTGAATTTGGTGTGGGCAATAAACCAACACCGTTCCCTTCGATGGGGTGCGTTTTTACTTGCAGCACCAATAATAAACGGTTGAACTTCGTACCCTTCATTTTCCAAGTCAGCGCACACCTGGTTGAATACCAATCCGCCATCAATATTTGTGATACCAACGACATTTTCCGCAACGATCCATTGGGGTTTAATTTCTTGTATTGCTCGTAGCATTTCGCCCCACAAGTAGCGTTCATCCTCCGTGCCTTTTCTTTGCCCCGCTGTGCTGAACGGTTGGCAAGGGAATCCGCCCGAAATAATGTCAATTGTTCCATGATATTTTGTAAAATCTGTTTTTGTTATGTCATCAAATGATTCCGCATTGGGCCAATAATGTTTCAATATCTTTTGCCCAAATTCGTTCCACTCACAATGGAAAACATTTTCCCATCCCATCCATTCTGCGGCTAAATCAAACCCGCCTATCCCCGAAAATAAACTTCCGTGCTTCATTATTTGTCGGTACAAATATACACAATCCACACGATATAAACAATAGGGGCGGTTAGGCCCCCGTTTTGTTTATTTTTTGTTTTGATAAAAATTAAAGCACTCATCCCATTTGCTTGACTTTTTCAAGTCGCTCTGACTTTCACCTATGGGTTTTGACATATCCCAATTGAAAGTTTTTTTGGCAACGATTCTGCAATTCAAATCTTTAATTGTTTGCAACCCGCTTGGCGTACCGACAACTCTATGGCATTTTACCTCGGTAAGCCAAAGTTCGTGTGATACCTCATCGATAAACAAACCTTGTGCAAGTGCATAGGAATCCGATGCCCTTTGGCCACTTAAATTTTGGTCTGGTGCGTAGGTGACCATTTCTAAATTACCTTTTTCGTTAATAACGAAGTAACCCGTGTGTTTTGCTATTTGTGTCATATCCATACCACGAATATACACCTATATTTTGAATTCCAAATACAAAATGCAAAAATAATTAAAAAAAGTTTTAACGGATGTCATATTGGCCATACGATGATTTGACTCCAAGTGCCATCATCTCAAAGTAACGCCAACTGTCAATCCCGTGGTCTGTGCCAATCGGTGTGTTGTTTGTTCGCCCCTGGCTATCCGTATCCCAACAGTAATTCCGTAGTTCCTTGATTAGGTTTGTGGATGTGGATGTAACCAAATACGATTGGCTTTGCATAATTTGGATTCCGTAGTTGATTGAATCTTTGCCCTTGGTTACGCCCTTGATTCTTATTCCATACCTCCGTATCTCATCAATTGATTTTGGTTCGGCGGAATCCGCATAAACTGGAACATGGTTGGGTAATGCCCTTGCAATGTCCGAATTTAGCATTCCCGTGCGGTATGCCACCTCATCAACGATTCGTTGACCATTGTATTCATATACGGCAACAATTGCCGTAGGATCGTTTGTATAACCGAAATCCACACCACACCCGACCAACCTTGCATCCTCTGGTATTTTGTCAATGGTTTGCCAGTTGCTGAAAATAACCCCTTGTAAGTTTCCAATCTCACCAAGCCCATATACTCTCCACCAATTCCGCCAATAGTTTGATGTTTCCGCCCTATCCCGTGCCTTTTCAATTTCGTTGACGATTGATTTGTCCAACGCTTCATTGTCTTTGTAGGTTAGTACAATCATCTCCGCATCCGCATCGTTTACCAATTCACTATCCACCCAGAATTCCGCCACGGGGTTGTAATCCAAATAAATGAATTTACGGGTACGGATTGCCATTTGATAGTATGATTCCCAATCAATGTTGTTGCACTCATTCACGAATAACACATCACGCCTTGCACCCCTCAACTTTTGTGGTTGGTCTGCGGAAAAGAATTCAATGTATGAATCGTTTGAAAAGGTGTAAGTCAATGATGATTTGTTCCATTTGTTGGCATC